GTACAATCGATTCAAGTTCAACAATTACACTAACTGGTGGAGGAGCAGGTACTAGTGCGACAGGTCAATTTGTAAGTGAGATCACTATCAGATGAAGTTAAAGGATCATGCTTTTGCTGTTAAAGAAAAAGAAGATAATAAAGATATTGAAAAGTGTGATACCTGTGGTCGCATTAAGCTCATTGAATGCACCTGTAGAAGCCGTACCTGTAGTTCCCAACTTTCAGACTGGTAGTCTCACTAGCCATACAGAGACTACTTCTACAGTCACAGAAACTATAAATGTGATCGATTACCAGACAGGGTGGCAATATACTGTAACTGGTAATAATATAAGTACAGATGCGAGTAGCTTAGTTCCTCCAGCTCAAAGTGTTACTCAGTCAGTTAATGGTGTAAATTCGACGTGGACAAATCTAGATACAACGAATATGCCAAACTTCACGGTAACGGATTCAACCAAACCGTGGCAACTTACTACGACTCTGAGTCAACCAGGATTAAAATCTCAGACAATAATACAAAGAACAACAGAGATAACTTCAGTTACAGACACGGTTTCAACCTTCAGTCAGTAAAATATTTACTCTTAGCTTTAAATATATTTAGTGCTCCTATTTATGCAAACGAAGTAGGAGGGGTATCGGCCACAGCCAACCCCGTTGCAAATTCCAGTGGTTCCGTATCTAATTTGGCTGTACAAAATCTATCGGGTCCTTATATAACTAATACTCATGGAAATGGGGTGTCATGTCAGGGGGCAACTCTTAGTATTACTCCCTTTGCTACACTACAAGATTCATGGAAAGAACCTTATGAAGACTACTATATGGATCCAGTATTTGATAATAGCGATTTAAATAATGATGGAGTATTAGATAATCCTGGTTCAATTCTTTATCACAAACCTACTAGAACTGGTCAAAAAACTAATCATAGTATTGGATGGGGAATCAGTATGAACATAACCATACCATTAGATAAACGTCATAATGAGGGATGTTTGGCTGCTGCTAATACTCAAAATCAGTTAAATAAACAAAAAGTAGCAAATTTAAGATTAGATTTTGAGATGGCGAGACTAAAGCATTGTGCCGAGCAGAAAAGACTTGGGGTAACCTTTCATCCATCAAGTCCAGCTGCTCAAATATGTTCAGATATTATAGTTACAAATCCTCATGGAGTTATACCTAATCATCAGCACGAGATTCCGAAATAAGTTTCTTTTTTCTTTTTAAACCTTTAAATTTTTCTCTATCTTTTTTACCGAAGAAACCTTTAATTTTCTTAGTTAATTGTTTTATTAATGGCTTTATTAACCTTAATAACAAGGGTGTGGCTGCTGCTGAAGCTGTTGCTACTACAGCAATTGCTGCTGTTGTACTAATTTGAGATGTATTTGGTAGATACTTATCAGCTGCAGTGGTTGGTTCGTACAAAACTATGCAAGTTTTTTTATCAGCACTGAGTTCATGACCTATAACTTTCTCTTCTCCATTACGTGTTAAATCTCCAACTCTTGGTTGATTTGGAGCAGGACATTCAACTTCTTTTTGTGGTGGAGGAAGATTATCTAAATTAGGTTGAGGAGTTTCTAATTCTGGAGCTGGAGTTACATTTGGTGCAACTACATCTTCTACAAAAACTAAATCTTCAGGAACATAATCCATCGGAAAAAAATAAGGTACAGTTCCATCACATAAAGCTCGATTACCTCTATCATCTTCAGTTACAAGTTTTATCGATTTTTCATTAGCAGGATTAAATACAACACAACCTGGAACTTGGATTATAGGGCTACCAATAGTTAAAGTTACAGGAGGACTAAAAGGTATATTTTGTATGGGCGTATGAATATAACTATTTATTGGAATTATTTCTAATTTATTTATATTTATTTGATTTATTTCAGACAATTTTAAAATAATTTTTTAGGTATTGTTGGAATTACATCACCAGTTGTATCAGGTATTGGTAGTGCATCTCCTATAGCATCTCCTAAGCCACCTGTAACTGCCTCTAATGCCTTCTCCTTTATATTGTTTATGATTGCATCCTTATTTAAATAAACGGTCAATCCTGCTCCTACAACGGTTAAAGAAAGAACTCCAGAAGCAACAGCTATTGCATTAAAAATTTTTTGCATCTTTTTAAAAAAATCTTATATTTTTATTCTACTGTTATATTTATAAACTAACCAGTCTAATCAGCAGCTTCGGCTGTATTTCCTTCTGCTACCCACTCAAGGTATTCTTGATAATCTCTATTGTCAGGGTCAAATGGAATAACTTTAAGATTAAAAGGCATAGTAGCTGAATCTTGTGTTTTTACTTGATCTACCTGCCCTGTAAAAATGTTTTTTCCTAATTTATAAATTGGATTTGTTGGATATGCCATAGTTTAAAGCTCCGCATCAAAGGCTATTTTAGCTGCTGTATTATTTAAAACAACAGCTCCTGCTTGCCCTGCTGTTCCGTTTCCTGAGTCACTATTATTAAATCCTCCACCATATTGATTCATTCCATTTATTGCGTTAAAAGCATTAATATCAACATAACCACTATTCCTATAAAATCTATAATAATTAGTTCCTGATGTATTATCAAGAGTCGGTGTTGCTCTCATTTCTGTTTCAAAGTTTACTTGTATAACAACACTATTCACATCGTAGTTATATCCTACAGCACCCATGTAACAAGCACCACCACTAGCATCTTGAAGTACTCTATAATATCTCTTACATAAAACAAGCTCCTGAGCAAATGACCTATGCTCAAAATCTGTTGCATGTTCACCTACTTCTAATTGAATGCCAGTAATAAACATATCATTAGATGTACTATCAAAATAATTTGTTGACTCACTTGTACTATAAGCATTTGTTGTACCCCAAGCACCTTCACTACCTGTATCCTTATCTGAACCTGTTTGATATGAAAAAAATATTCCCATTGCTTGTGTATTTAAATCATTTATTGTTAAATTAGAATTTCCGGGAATTGTTACTGTATATCTATTCCAGTTTGTAGGATCAGTTACTGTTACATTTTGAACATAGTAATAAGCTGTGCCATGAAAAATCCTAAACATTATAGGTAATTTACTATTACCAGTTTTAGTGGTTTTAAAATAAAAAGATAATGTTAGAAAACTTGAAGCTGATAAATGATTCCAACCAGAACTTCTTAAATCTTGCCCTTCTATTGCATACTTAAGACCAATAACACCATTACCAGAGGATGTCGAATTAACAGTTGTAACATCAGTTTTATGTGATTTTGTAAAACCCAAAGTAGTTGGTGCGTCTGTAGCTTGACTTATATTTGCTGCACCTGCAGCAGAATTACCATAACTAAAATGCATTCTATCAATACTTTGATAAGCTTCGTTACTACCATCAGACACAGCAACAGGACCAGCCGAGCGTTGGGCCACTTGCATAGCTCCGTTAATTATTATATTTCTATTACTTAAGTTATTAGTAACTTTAGCAGTACAAGTTCCATCATTAGCTACTGTTACCGCATCTGATGATGCTGATACCCCTCTGATTGCTCCGACTTTTAATGTACTCATAATTAACTAGGTTTCGTTGGCCAGGTGATATTTGATAATTGCATATCACTTGGTGTTTGATTTGCAGGCAAATCTCTTAATGCTTGTCTGTATGTTTTTTGTGCATCTGTAATTATTCTATCTGACATACCCATCCAGTCAGATTCAGCGAGTAATTTATCTCTTTCTTTTCTTAATTCTTCCATTGGATATCCATTGTCAATTTCAGTGGCTTTAGCATCTAAATCAGATTGTGAAGGTGCAGTAATACCCTCTCCAAAGTCCCTAAATGTAACTGAACCATCTGGATTTAAATCACAGATAATTGCGTAATTTTGACCTGATAATAATGCTTGTGCAGCTTCGGTGTATGCTCTATGTTTATTGTTCATTAATCCGAAATCTCCGTAAGTACAAGTTTACTTAAACCATTACCAAATCTTACATCTGTTGCTGATATAGCACCATTATGATAAAACGTACCTTCTCCAACAGTTTCTAATCTCACCGTTATAGTACTACCTGCACTCCAAGTACCATCAACTAGAAAATTTGTGGCTATTTTAACTTCAAGGGCTATTGAATCACCTCTAATATCACTAAACATATTTTCTGAAATTGACCCATTAGGATTAAAATTTACATTAGTGTAACTACCGCTTCCAACCTTATAAGCAAGTCTAAAGTTTCTATCAGCATTACTAGCTGACATATGTCCACAAATATTTAGTTGAATTAACAAATTAGTGTTAGTCCCAGTAACAACAAATGCGTCTTCTGACATTGTCTGATAAGTTGTTGAAGCAGCAGCAAAATTAGAAATAGAACCAGAATTTATTAAACTCTGCTGTACTTTTAAAACTTTTCCTTTCGCTGCAAAACTGAGATTACCACTAGCATCAGTAACTAAAGCTTGATTTGCAGTGCCATCATTTTGTGGAAGAATAAATTGTTTATTTGCATTACTTCCAGTACTAGCAGGAGCTTTTAGCTCTACAGTACCTCCTCCAGAATCAGCTGTTAATTTAATTGAACTCATGGTTTTGGATTAGCGTCCTTTACTGCTTTTATGTGGGTTGCCCATGTACCCGTTGTATCTAGTTTACCTGCAACAATATCCTTGTACAGCATATCTAACTGGTCACCAAAAGAGGCATAAATTGTAGAACCATTTATCGTTCTATCGGTCTTGTACTTAACAGCAGTAGCTTCAGCATCTAAAGTAACTCTTGCAGCATCAACTTTAGCTTGATCTATTGTTACTTTGTTTCCATTAGCATCAAAGCAGCCTTCAGCAGAATCTATCGCTTTTACTGTGCCAGCATAAGCTTTAAAAATAGCTTCCATGTCGTTGTAACTCATGCTGCCACCTCAATTAAAGTTAAAGAAGAAGTACCTCTTGGTTGCTCTTGGTTATCAGAATCGTTAAAACCTCTATTTAAATAGAAAAAATTATCACTAGAAACTGTATCTCTAAAAGTTATAAAGTAAGTATAAGCACCAGCATTTCCGGGAGTGTCTAAAAATTGTGTCCCTACAGAATATCCATTAAGATGATTAGAATCTTTTGTGACTCCTTGTAAACCCATTGTCGCTTGATCTCTATTTGAAGCAGCATCTGCAACAAAAATATTAGAGCTACCACTTACAGTTACATCATTAGTACCAGAATTTCTTCTTAGTTTAAATTGAGATCCGTTATAACTTGGACCTACAAGAAGAGTCATATTTACAAAAACTAAAACTTTACTTGAATTTGAGGTGGTTGTTATTGTCTGAAACATATCAGTAGGCACTGTTTCAGTACTACCTTGTGAAGCAGCATAAGCACTTTTTTTCACTTTTTGAACAACTTGAAGAATAGCTCCTGTTGGTTGAGCAGCAGTTGCGATAGCTTTGGTATCGCTTATCCCTCCTGTGGATATTCCCGTTACTGTTCCTGATCCGTTAATTGCAATAGGCATAATTTAAACCACCGTATAGACTGAACCGCTAGGTATAGTGAGGGTCACGCCTGCGTTAATTGTAATTGGTCCAAAGCTACCACCATTACAGGTAGCTCCAAATGTAGTTCCGAGTGTGTAATTAGTTGTTATTGCTGTTCCGTTCTCAATTATTACCTTGTCAGATCCTCCTCCAGTTGCTCCAGATGGTGCATCAACATATGAGATAGTCCCTGCTCCATCAGTTTTTAAGAGCTGATCGGCACTGCCTAATCCTGACGGAAATTGAAAAGTTTTTGTTCCATTAGAAGTAATTGCTAAAAGTCCAGAACTTACTCTAAATATTCCTGTATCGGTATCGTCGGAAAAAGTAATACTTGGAACTGAATTTGTACCATCTGGGAATGTTCCACCAGCATTTAAATAATCTGCAGATGCAAGTATTACTCCAAAAAAATCTTCACCTGAAGCTGGAGCAGAACTAAAAACTATATTTGTTCCTAATAATTTAAATCCTGTAGTTCCTGAAGAATCAGGTTCTTGAACAACACCACCAACAGAAATTATTAATTGAGTCTCATATTTTGGAAATGGTACAGGAGAAGATCCACCTACTAAAAGAGAAAATGATGTAGTACTTCCATTAAAAGAACTCGATATATCATCTATCGTTTTATACGCATTATTCGATCTGAGATTATTACCTATATACGGCATGCTTACTGAAATCTTTTATTGCTTCTTCTATTTTACAGAGGCTAATTTTAAGTATTAGGACCAGCAGTCGATGGTTGTGTCGGCCATACAACATCATCAGGTGTCTTATCTTTATAGGTTTGAGGAAGATCTCTTAAGTTTTGTCTATATGCAGCCCACTGTGCCTGATCAACAGAAGCACCAGTTGTCATTGTCCAATCTGTATCTTTTAATATCTGATCTCTTTTAGTCCTAATTGCAATCCAACCATCTACAGAATCAGCATCATCAGGTGTGTTTCCATCTGCTACCCACATTTTAAAATCTTCATTATCTTCAGTGCAAGAAGAATAAGATTTACCATCATCTTCTATTTTTTCATAGATTTTTTTATTTGTGAGATCATCTGTTCTTAATAATTTGTACTTCATAAAACCTCCTATAATTCAGCACTAACGGCTAAAAAAGCTCCACCAGTACCACTTACAGCTCTTACAGCAGAACCATCTCCAAATCCATGACTTGATTTTGTAAAAACACAAACAAGTTGATCTTGTGTGGCATGCCCAAAAGTTGGTACAGATGTGCAAGTCGCAGTAGTTGATCTTCTTATTTTATATTCACTTGCAGTCCCCGACTGTTCTAATGCTGAAGGTGCAACTCGCATTGTTGTAGGAAAAGGAGAATTTAATATAACACTATTACCATCAACATCTGCCATACCCATACCTCTAAAAAATTCATTATTATTTGCTTTTTGCTTATAATAATATCTCTGACAAAGTTTTAATTCTTCTGCAAATGACCTATGCTCAAAATCTGTTGCAACACTGCCTACTTCTAATTGAAGTCCTGTAAGAAAGAATGTTCTATCTGTGCTATCAAAGAAAGACGATATACCTCCTGCTCTTTGAGCAGAAACGTTTGATATCCACGAAGTTGCCAGTGTTCCACTTGTATAGTTTGACCCAGCATGTAACCATATTCCCAGTTGTAAACTAGCTGCATTATCATCATCAAGAGCACCAGTGGTATCAGCAGGAAACGTAAGCTCTACTCTTGTCCAACTTGTTGTTACAGAAAATGTTTTTCCTACTTGTCTATTATTATCTAAATCATACATCTCAACAACATACGTTGCACTAGCATTACCTTTAACATAAAAAGATACAGTAAATTCTTCTGCATCAGATGAGCCTTTTTTTAATTGTTGTAGGTCTTGACCCTCAAATTTTTGTTGAAGTATAAAATACTCACCAGCAGCAACGCTAGTGTCTGCTGTAGTGCATTCAAATTTCATAGCGTTAGCAAAACCATCATGCACATCTGCAACTTGTGACATAGTTAAACGACCTGCTGTACTACTAAAGGTAGTTCTATATCTGTCAAGAGTAAAATATCCTGCTGATGCACCTAACCCAGTAGAACTTGTAGCTCTCTGAGAAACATTCATCGCACCATTAATTATTAAATTTTTATTCGTACCAATCTTCTTGGTAGTTGCTGTATTAAGTCTTTCTAATCCAACTTGATTAAGAGCCATTTATTATACCTCCTTAAGTCTGTTCTAGATAACTAACAGTCGCATCAAGAGCCGTAGCTGTAGCTGCTCTAATTCTTAAAACATCATTTGATTCCATAATTATTTTCGAACCACTTATAACTTCTAAAGAAGATCCTGCAGGAACTGGAGCATTTCGTAAAAGATAAGTATCATCATTTCCTGTTACTAAAAAAACATCAACCTGAGCACTGGCTCCTGTTTTATTTGAAATTAAAATACTTAATAAAACAAGTGTTGCAGAACCACCTGCTGTAACGATGTTCGTATTAGTGCTACTAACAGCATCTGTTACAACGCTTGATTTTGTGTCACTTTTGAAGGTATTTGCCATATCAGCCTAAAGCAAGAATTAATGCAATTTGATCAGAAAAGTCAGTATTAGTTGCAGTTAATGTTCCCGTTACAGTTACATTACCTGGAATTGTTACTGCTCCATTAGAATCTATTGTAAGACGGCTAACTCCTCCAGTAACTAAAGATATATTATCTGCTGAAGGACTAATAAGACCTGTGTTTGGATCACCACTAAATTTTAAACTGCAATTAGATACAGATCCTAAAGATAAAGCAGCATTAGATCCATCTGATCTTAATAATGGAAAACCTCCATTTGTAATTGAATCATGTATTACAACAGTTTTTAATGAGGTATCTACTGTGACTTCACCATCAGCACCTTTAAAACCAGTGTGCTCAGCTGTTGTTCCTCTTCTAAATTGAACTTGGGTTGCCATAATACTATCCTAAAGCCACTGCTATTGCAGTAGCAAAGTCCTCCGTTGCAAAAGCGGTGGGCATATTAATTGTAACTTTGTTACCTGTTGCAGCAGTTGTTATGTTTGTGCCACCCTCAATATCTAAAGTTTCTGAATCTAAATCAATAGCTATTGTTCCTGAGTCAGCTTCAACATCTAAATCTTGAGCAGTAAGTTGTGAATCAACATAAGCTTTAATTGATTGCTGAGATGCAACTTTGGTGGCTGAGTCACTAGCCATATTATCTTCATCTAAGAAAGCAGTACCACTTAATCCTGTGTTCAAAACTGGGCTAGTTAAAGTTTTATTTGTTAATGTCTCAGATCCTGTTGTAGAAACAAGAGTTGCATCACTGACTGCAGTGTTGAACTGAGCAAAAGTTCCAGAAACTGTATTACTTCCAAAAGCAACAGTTTTATTTGTTAATGTCTGACTTTCTGCTAATAAAACTAAGGTATCACTAGCATTCGGAACAGTAAGGGTTCTAGTAGTACTAGTAGCAACTCCTGAAGCATCAAAAGCTACTTGTTTTGTAGTATCAGAATTGTCAATAACTCTAAAACCGTTTGCCTTTGCAACAACAGCATCAGATGTTATTGATGTTATTCCAGTCAGAGTTGTGACACTACTTCCAAGAGCAACCGCTGAACTTCCGATCGTTACTGTACTATTCGCAAGATTACTATTAGCAATTGAAGACGCTGTTGTGAGGACTGTTCCAGTCTCAGCTGGGAGGGTTATGGTCACATCAGCAGTAGCTGCAGGTCCTATAAGAGTTGCAGAATTTGTTCCATTATCAGTATCTTCTTTAAAAATTATGCTTCCTGCAGAACTAGAAGATCCTGTAAGAGTTGGAGCAGTAAGACTTTTATTTGTTAGAGTTTCTGTTCCTGTTGTAGAAACTAATGTGGCATCTGAAACAGCAGTATTAAATTGAGCAAATGTTCCAGTTAAAGTATTATTTGCAAGGTTTACAGATTTATTTGTTAAAGTTTCAGATCCTGTTGTAGAAACAAGAGTTGCATCAGTAACAGCAGTGTTGAACTGAGCAAGTGTGCCTGATATTGTATTTGATCCGAAAGCTAAAGTTTTATTTGTTAAAGTTACCGAATTATTTAAAGTTACTGGATAAACAATATCGCTTGTTAATGCAACTGTTCCTGTAGCATCTGGAAAAGTAATTGTTTTGTCAGACCCAGTTGTATCAGTTGCAGTTAAAGTAGTTTCAAAATCATTCGCATTAGACCCTTCAAAAACAATATTTCCACTGGCAATTTTTATCGAATTTGCAGCATCAGCAACTCCAGATATTAATGTAGTTGATGCTAAAGAAGTTAATCCAGTAATTGTTGAGGCTGTAGCTCCAAGTGCAACTGCAGTGCTTCCAATAGTTACATCATCATTTGCTAGTTGAGAATTAGGTATTGCACTGGTTCCAAAAACTCCAGTAGATGAGTTATAAGTTAAACCATTTCCAGACGCTACACTTACTGCACCTCTAGATCTTGCATTTGTAAAATATTGATTTGTGCCTTCACTTAAATCGGAAGTACTATTTCCAGCAAAATCTAATTTATCAGAAGAAGAATTTAACTCCTGAAAAAGACCAGAAACAAGTACTAACGCCTTTCTAGTTGCCATTTAATATCTCGATCAAGCTCTTAACCAAAAGAACTTATTTGTATATATTTTACGATGACCAAACTGTCAGCTTAAAAGTATTGGTCGCTCTGCATTAACTATAAATTGTCCAGTGCTTCCAGCTTCTCCTATTCGAGTAACATATTGTCCAGCACTTGAAGGAGGTGTTTCAACAATTGCACCTGCAGAAGCTGCTGATAAAAAATATTGATCACCTGTATTTAAACCTGAAGTTGCAACTATTCCAGCAACAATAACTTTGAGCGATTGACCAGCAGTTTTAGTAGTCTCTGCAACTCCTGCTACACACGCTTTATCAAAAGTATCATTAGCAATAGCTTTTCCTACTTGTCCATCACTAGCTCTTGAATATAAAGCATCACCTTGTGTAACATTTTCAAAACAAGTTGTTTCATAACCAGTAACTTTAAATACTGTCTGACTAGGCATCGTAGATTTTAAATCAATTAAAGCCTCTGTTAAACCTTGAGCATTAGGTGCATACGGAATGTAATTTTCTACACTGGACATCAGCTTAATTTAATAGGTGGTTCGATTCGAATTGCAAATTGTGTTGTTGTAGAAGCCTCTCCAACTCTTACAACAGCCTGACCAGCAGAAGAGGGTGGAGTTAAAGTAATTTCTCCTGCTGTAGATGGTGAAAGAAAATATAAATCTCCTGCATCTAAACTACTCATAGTTTTTAACCCAATAACAATAACTTTGACAGTCCCAGAAGCACTGGCATCCGCATTTGCAAATCCAACTACTTGAGCATTTTCTTGAAGACCATTCGATGCACTGGCTTTACCTACTTGACCATCACTAGTTCTCATATATAAAGCATCATTTTCGCTAACATCTTCGAATGCTGTAGCATCAAATCCAACCTGTAATGGAGCAAAGGTGGGAAACCCTTCTTTTAAATCAATAACAGCATCAACCAAACCTCTATAATTAGGTTCGTAAGGTTGACGAGTCATCGTAAAACTATTTGCTATCATTAAGTCTCTAAGGACAGCTATAGCACCTTCTATATTTGGTTCGTAACCTGTAGCCATAATATTTGCATATAATTATCTATTTTAAACTGTGCCTACCATTATAATTAAGGTATGGAACCTCAAGTTATTGCAGCAATCATTTCTGGTAGTATTGGAGCCTTTGCTGGTATAACTAGGGCTTTGGGAAATTTTAATAAAAAATTAGATAGAAGATTCGAAAAAATAGAAAGAAATGTAGAAAAATTAAAAAATGAAGTTCTTCATGATTATGTTCTTAAAGAAGATTTTTTAAGAGAAATGCAAGCTGTTCATACTAAATTAGATAGAATTTTAGATCATTTATTAAATAAATAATTAAGAATCAACAGCAACCCATGAAGAACTAGCAGATAAATAAATCTTCAAAGATCCACCACTATTTGTATCCCAAACTAATTGACCATTAACAGGATTAGTTGGTAATCCAGCTGAAACAGATGCAACTGCTTTTACAGTTTGAAATGCTGAACCATCATAAACTTTAAATATTTGAGTACTGGCTGTATCTAACCAAGTTTCTCCTTTACTAGAGGATGTAAATCCAGCAGGAGAACTATTTGGTGCAGTGCTTCCAATATGAACAGGACCAACTTTAATTAAACCTGTACTTGGAGAAGCTGTATCGTCTGCAAAAAATAAACCTGGACTTGTATTATTGTTATTTAACGCTAATTCACCAGCTCCTAATCTTATTGGGAAAGGTCTGTCATTTGCTGTACTTGATCTACGAGTTTGAATTTGTACTGCCATAATTAGACATTTATATATAATCCTGCATCTACTACTGTATCTTGGGCAGTCTCTGGATTATATGTACCAGCATTTAAATTACTTGTATTTACTGCATCATCAAGCAACTCTCCATTTATATAATCTCCTGCTTTTAATAAACCTGCCTCAAAAGTATTAGTAAATTCAGCTAGAGGTTTATTTACAATTCCAAACTTTATATCATCTAAAACAGTAGGAGCTTTATTAAATAATTTATTTACCATTGCAATCATTCTATTTGTTGTATTTAATTGTTTACCTGATCTATCTAAATTACCTTTTGCATCTCTTTTAAGACTGTCAGTTAAAGTCATAGCAATTACAGATGGGTCAAAATTAGCTACATCTTGAGGTAAATTAAAATCACCAATAATATTTTTATTACCTTCCCACTTTGTTGATCGATTATATAAAGCAAAAATTTCAACAGCTTCTTGCATTTTTCTTTTTTCTTTAGCCCATCTCTTTTCCCAATTTTCATAACCTTTTCCTAAAGGTTTATCATTTGGTTCTAATAACCATGCTCCTACATACTCATGTTTTTTTAAATTTTCAACAGTTACATAACCACCAGTCGTTTGTGTAAACGGATAAACAACAGTAAAACTATTTGGATTTGGAACATCAGTAATTGTATATTCTCCTGAAATAGCATTT